CAATTTATTGATTTTTTGTTTACAATCAAAATATTGTTTTATTTATATTCTTCTATTGATGTGTTTATGTATTGTATTGATAATTCAAACTTTAACAACATTAAAACTCTTAAATATTGTTATGGAATGGAGCAAGGTGCATTGGTCATTTATTTGATCTTACATGCAGCTATCACACTATTGGCTCAGCGAGTGTTAAATAAAACTTATACTAAGAATCCAATAGTTAATCTGCAAGTGGTGGTAGTCACCACGATAATCGTTACCTCTCTATTGACTGAGATTGCTTGGACTGCTAACATGTTGGGTAATAAACCTTCTGAATTACGTGATCATTGGAGAAATTTTCTTGTTAGCCACGAAGCCATGAAGGCTTACAATGGAAACATTTTTGGACATTTTATTAAAAATATTTGCTGTGTATGTGATCTGTTACAAGAAATACCTAAAATAGATTGTAGAGAAACATACCCGGCTACATTTTTAAGAAATGTTATGTGCCGACAAATCTTCGATAATTACAAGTATCCAGAAGTAAAATTGGAATATGATCCATGTTCTTGTGATCCAGAAAAACAACGGCGTGGTATTACTTATTTTTATCGGACCAAAATTGTTAGACAACACAATTTTGCATCGACTATTGGGAATGAAGTATTAGCATTGACCATGCGATATTTGCGTAAAACACCTGATCAAATAAAGGAAACTTGGAATATGATGGAAAACCATTTGAATGATATTGGTAATCAGATGACACGAAAATTAGTAAATTTTAAAAAAATAAAATTACAATTCAGGAAATGGTTATCGCGTTATGATCTCAAACAACAATTGAGATTGATTAATAACAACTTGGAACCTTTGTGTGATGACAATAATTTCGGAATGTTTACGAAATTTGAGTCAGGTGCTAAAGATCCAAATAAGTTATTAAAGCCACGTGGTGTGTTTCCGAAGAGTGATATTGAGTTATGGAAAACAGGGCCATGGTGTTATGCCGTCAAACAACTTTATAAGATTTTTGATGGCATACAGACTCCTTTTTTGTTTGGTGCTGGAAACAGCCCGAAACAATTGGGGTATAAGGTGACACGCTTATTTAAACTACCATATTATGATTATCGTTATTATTCTGCTGATTTGGCCATGTGCGAAACAACAATGTGCGGTAATTTAATAAATTTGGAGGCATACTGGATGAAGAAATTCGGAATGCCCAATGATATAATTAAATTATTGTATTGTCGTGAATATGCAAGTGGCCATACTAATAATGGTGCTCACTTAAAAATGAGGAATTGTAGATTAAGTGGCACAAGTAATACTACTATCGGAAATACTATAAATTATTTGATGTGTATATGGATGAGCTGCCGTGCTAATGGTATTAATGACGATGAATTCAAGTGTATCATTAGTGGTGATGACTGCGCTATATTCTTTTTAGACAGGATCCCACACGAACTCGTCGTTAAAATATTTGAAGATATAAATAAATTGGGATTACAACCAGAGTTGAAACAACATAATAACTTCTTTGAAATGAGCTTTTTTTCAGGAACTTTTATTCCGGTCAAAAGGCCTAATGGAAGTTACACACTAACACACACACCATTGATTGGACGATTTGTTGTTAAAAATCTGAGTGTTAAAGACCACGAATCAATTCCATTAGAACAGATCGCTTATGATACCGCGTTTTCAAGGAATAAAAGTGAATTAATTGGAAATCCAATATTGTTGAACATTAACAAACACGTTATGGAAACATTGAAACTTGATTATGGCGGAACAGAGGAGAAAAGTTATAAATGGATTGATCAAGTTGATCGTGATCTTAAAAATAATTTGATTGCAGATGAAAACACCATTTCAGCGATCGCCGAACATTATGATATAGACATCGCTGAAATCCATCGTTTATGTAATATAGATGCACCAAGATTTGGATCGAATATTGATTCGTTATTTGGTGAAATGATTATACATGATTTATTGTAAATTATAAATCATCCAAC